TAACAAGTCGTAAGATAAAGCAGAACCGTTAGTTGCGCCTGTCTTAGTTTGTGCTGATGTAGCTAAAGACAACAAACCTGTGATTTGGTTACTAGAACCCGTACCATTGATTAGTTTGTCTTGGTAAGCACGACCAATTGACTTAGCTTTAGAAGCAACTTGTGCCGCTTTTTGGTCTGTCAAGTTTGAACGTGTAGCTTGGATTAAGCCGTTAATCTCAGCGTCACCTACAAGTGTAGTTAGGCTAGTAGTCACTTGCGTGAATGTCGCCGCTGCTTTACCCGCAGAGATAGTTGAGCCAACACCTGTCCACTCTGAAGCGCCCAATGCGTTTTCACGATTGTATGCTAGTGAGTTGCCGTCAATTGATTGAAACGGTAAGATGTCATAAAAAGGATTTACTGTAATGACGTTTTCAATAACGCCGGCTACAAGCATGTCCTGTGATAGTTTTGCTGATTCAGCAAGAGTTACAGATGCCATAATGGAATCTCCTATAATATGCCCCGTTTTTGTTATAGGGCAGTAAAAAAATATTCTGCTACTATATCACCACGGGTTATATGTAGGGTTCAATTGCCATTCTATGGCAGTTGTGTGTATTACAACATAAAAGACAAACAGTGTCAACCTATTTGGCGAACCCTACCTGTAATTTCTGTAATGCTGTTAAATCTTTAGAGCCACCGCCTGAGAAGTTCTTGCCATGCTCTGAACCGCCACCTTGTGATGATTTGAATAAGTGTGGCGCTATTTCCATTTGACCTTTGACCCATTCTTGTACTGACATTGGCTCGCTTGTACCTTCACCGTATATTACGTTACCGTTTTGGTCGTGTGGCACTGCTTTACCTTCTTTTAGTGAGAATACAGATTGAGAGCGTAGTAGTACATCGTCTATGCCTGTATCTACAACACCTGATTTGCTTGCTGAGTCTCTTACAGCGTTGTCAATCACGAGTGTCTCTAACTGTTTATTCAGGGTTTTGTTTGTACCTTGGATTTTCTCTAATTCTTTGTTGTGGTGTAACACCATTGCTTTAGTGCGCTCTTCTAGTAGTTCGTCAATCTTGCCTGCGTCTAATAGCTTCTTGTCTTTTAGTGCTTGCTGTTGCTTTACCATGTCTTGGTAGCCGTCTAGGTCAATGCCATCAAACTTAGCGCTTAATGTCTCCATGTCTTTCATTAGTTTGACATTGTTCGCTCTAAACTCGTCTAGTTTTGCTTTGTTGTCGTCTGATTTTGCTTGAAGTGCGTTAAATTCGTCTTCAGTGTAGGTCTTATCGCTCATTTTATTCTCCGAATAATTAAATTGTCTCTGACATTGTTATTATACAACCTATTTTGTAGATGTGAAACTAGAATACTAATTCGTTTTTATCGAAGGCTTTTTGTTGCTCTTTGGTTAGCATTTTGTATTCGTCATAGGGCTTATCACCCTCAACCGCTTCTATCAACAAGTCTATCTGCTTGTCTATATCTCTCCACAGTAGTCCTATAACATTAGGCTCTACACCGTATTTCTCTTTGTGTAGGTTTTGTAGGTTTTCCATTGCGTCCATTACAGCACCTCTTTCATTATCAATTCAAACTCTTTAGTTAGGCTAGGGAACATCTCTTTAGTGAACGCCCACTTCTTTTTATCTGACCACAATAGGAATAGGTTTGCGAAGTTCTCAGTCATTTGGTGGTCATGTGAGCGGTAATAGCTTTTTCCATGACCTGCCATTCTAAAGTCATTGTAGAACTTACCCTTTGTCATGCTGTCGATAATATCACTTATGTTTGGATAGATAGGGTGCTTCCATGTGTACGTAGTTCCATACTTAGAGTCTTTAGCGTCTTTCAATAGTTGCTTTAGCTTGAACATCGCTTCTTTCTGTCCACGCATTCCTTTACCGATTCCTAATGCGCGCGCATCAATCTGTGACGCTTCCCTTAGTCTATCAAAGGACATGTATTCGTTGATTTCCTTTATCAAAAATCCGTCTTTGCCGATATTGAGTCTATGGTCTATGTAATGCCCGTATTCGTGTAGTAGCACATACCTGTCATCTACCCTGTTTGATGTTACAGGTGTCTCAATCTTCTTACTGTATCGGTAATAAACACCTGAACCTCTTATCACTGTATTTGGCTTAGGTAGTTTGTTAATAACCTCTTTAGCTTCATCTCTAATGTCTTCTAGCATCTTATCAAACCCTACATTGAACCCAAGTACAGGGTTTGGTATCTTAGGCTTCTTAGGCTTTGGCTTGTCTAGCTTGGTATTCAGTTGTTGTACCGTTAGTGGATTACCTGACTGATTTACTAAGTCTGTAAACTTTAGTTTGTCTCGCTTCCATAGGTCATACTTTTGTGCGCCTAGTGCGTCTCTTTGGAATGGCTCTGATTTACCCTTCAACCAACTCTCATATCCCATCTTATCTGATACTTGACCGTCCATGCTTGCGCGTGTGCTTTCAGGTATCTCGTTGAAGTCACCTTTTGCACCCAACTCTTCCCAACTCTTAGTGATTGGTACTTGCGTTGAGCGACAACCCCAATGTGCTGTTACACCGGGGAAGGTTACGTTGTGTCCTATTGGCTCTCTATCAGGATTTGACCAAGTTAAGCCGTCTAGCCCCATACAGGTTTGTGATGTTCTGCTGTCTAGTGTTGATACCCACTCTACACCCTTGATGATATCGTCATTATCTGCGTAGGTCTCTAGTCGCGCTTCATTTGCTACTGCTTGTATGCTTGTTCTTACTAATGCTTCAGCACTTCGTCTGTTTGCTTGTAACGCACCGTCTTTATATTTGTTTGGCGCTGTACCGATTAGATTGTTGGTGATTGTCTTTGTGTCGTCACCCCTCATCATTCCCTGACGCACTGTGTCTGAAAATCTTAGATGGAAAGCTTCACCTCTTCTTGACCACCACTCAGCTGACTGTGCGCCTTCAAACAATGTATTGCTTGCTATCGCTTTGAGTGTCTGTTTACTCATACCGACTGAGGCTAACTGTACTGTTAGTGCTTTGTTGATTGACGAGACTGCTTGTTTCTCAGCTATTGAGGCTACATTGGCTAATGTCTTAGCGTGTTCTTTGGCTACTTGCTTGTACGTGGACTTTATCGTCTCACGTGTTTGCTTTAGCAAGGCTTTCATGCGCTTGATTTTAGTTTGTTCGCGTACCGCGTCAAACATGCCTGTGTTTTGGATGTCAGCTATTAGAACTTTCTCTAACTTCTTTAGTTCTTTGCGTATATCCTTCTTTACTGAGGCTTCAAGACGTTGTAAGTCTACTGAGTGTCCTGTAATCTCATCAAGGATTGTGTCATTGACTGACATTATTCAAGGTCACCTGCCTGTACATCAATACGGTCTCTCTCATCCTCAATACTTACATCAGGTGCTAGGATTTCCCCACGCTTCATGTTGTATAGGAATGTTTCGTGTGATATTGCGCCTGACTGCCACGCACCCATTAGTGATGTCATGTCCTGTGCGTTTATCTTAGTATCTACGAAGTCTGTATTAAGTTTTAATGAGATGTCACCTGTTATACCTTCCCATTCAGCCATAACCTGTAGTGCTGTTTGGATTGCTTGCTCTACTGACTTAACTGTACTCACTAATGTTGACGCTTCTGCGTTTTGTCTTAGTCTTACCGTGTCTGTGGCTTCAACACCTGATTTCTGTGCTTGTAGTAGTTGTGCGCCTAGGCTTGCCATCATTGAGCGCTTTTCGTCCATCGCTACTTCTAATGCTTTCAGTCCTTGTCCACTAAACTCTAAATATCCAACCTTTGATTGCTCGTTAGGTAACACCCATGCTGAACCTGAACCGATTGATAGTTCGCTGTCAATATCTATGCCTGTAACGTAAGGCGTAGGTAGTGCTGTGAAATGACGACCGTGTTCTAAGTCTGCTGATGTTCTGTATAGGGATAGTCCTGTGTCTGCTAGTGCCAATAATGACGACATAGTAGGCTCAAAGTTAAAGCCGTCTCCACTCAGTGCTACAAATGGGATGCCGTCTAGTCCATCACCACGCATTGTTGGGTATTTTTCGTCAACAATCTTCCAACCACTAACATCCCTCCAAATTCGTACAACGTATTTACCGTCTTCGTCTTTGGTTAGTTCCCTGTACTGAATAGCGTACTCGGACTTGTATTTGTCTTTAGGGTCAATCTGTCTGTATGTTTCTTGTAGGACAACTGTATCATCTAGCCAATTAGTAACTTGTTCTGTTGTGTAGCCTGTCAAGTAAGGGCGCTCTTCGTTTCTATCTACTAATACACCCTGACGACCCATCAACAAATGCTCTGATAGCATCATTGATATAAAATCGTTTAGTGATACGCCTGTACCTGTGATGTCATCCATCAACTCTTCTAGTTTAGGTGGCAACTCCATGATTGGGTCTACTCGCATTACTGCGCCCACCAAGCCTGATACTGTGCGCTCTATACCGTTGTAATATACGGCTCTTAGTCTGTATGCGTCATACTGTGCTTTGTCTTGACCACTTAGTTTAGGTAGGTAATCTACCCCTTTGTTCTTGATTGCGTCACTACCTTCGAAAGAGTCTCTGATTCTTGACCATTGGTTTGATGCTTCTACATAATACGGATGTTTTGATTCAATTCCCATTGCTACACTCCCATTACTCGTGCTAATTTAGGTTTACCTTTGCGCTTAATCATAGGCTGTAGAGCATATCTAAGCGCGTCTATGTAGTGATTGTCTTTATCGACTATTGTTGGCAATATGTCTTCTGTCAATCTATCTACTTTATAACTATATCTTACAAATTCATTTGCGACTTCCATACACCTTGTATGAATGTGAACCTTCTT